ATGTTGATGGGTCCAGCCCCGAACACGCGCTCCGAGTAGAACCCGGGGATCTTGTCGGAATCGCTGTAGCCCGTGAGCTGGATGGCCATGGATCAGTCTCCCTGCGGCTTGGCCGCGATCGTCTTGGTGGGCGGGCCGGCGAACTTCTTCGCGAGCGCTTCCTTCGCCTTGGCGAGACGGTCCGCTCGCTTCTTCTCGGAGTCGTCCGTGGGCTGCGCGACCGGCTTCGACGCCTCGGGCTTCGGCAGCAGCTTGGCGGCTTCGGCCACATCCTGGTCGAGCGCGAACTGGCTCACCCAAGCCAACACATCGGGCTCCTTGCCGTAGGTCGCGACGTGAGCCGCAATGGCGGACACGCGGGCCTTGGCCAGCGCCTCGAGTGGAAGTTCGCGCCCGTCGAACAGCTCGCCTCGGGAGACGAGCGCGTTGTACTCGCTGGTCAGCGAGTCGTCGAAGTTCACTTCGACCGGGTCGACGCTGAAGACGTGGAACACGTCCCCCTTCGGGTAGCTTCGATCCTCTTCGCTCCCGGGCTTGAACGAGCCTTCGACGAGCTTCAGCGTCGCGCCGATCTTCCGATTCAGCGGCGGACCGCCGCGTCGAAGCGGCTCGATCTCGGGGACGACGCCGGCAAGGCGGCCCTTGTGATCGAGTTGCGCGTATGGGTTCGGGAAGAACAGAAACGTTTGCAAGATGGAGCTCCGCGGCGCGCGCTGTTGAGCGCCTGTTGAATGTCTGCGACTTCCAGGCGGGCCGGCTAGTCGAGAGTGCGCTCGACGATGAACGAATCGTCGTCGAACGGATCGCCTTGCAGCACCGTCAGATCGGCACCGTCAACGCCCACGTCAGCATCCGCATCTGGGTCGTAGGAGAAGAACTCGAGCACATCGATCTGGAGTTCGATGGCGTCGTACGTCGCTGTGTCTTTGCGCTTGTCGTGCGCGTCGAGGATGTCGATCGCGATGGGTACCGGCTGCCAGGACCGCAGATGACAGCGGCGGAATCCGCACCGTTCGCGGTAGTTCGAGCCGCGTCCGCGAACCGAGCTCGTCCCGATCGAGATCGTTCCGTCGGTGTCGAGCATCGCCGGCAATGCGACCTGCGTCACGCTGCGAATGTCTTCGCCGATTCCGATCGTCTCGCCGCCGTCGGCGTCAGTCAGTGTCACCGTCCACGTTCGCGTTCGACCGAATGCGTCAACGCCTGTGATGGTGATCGCTGAACCCGTGTTGTACGCCCCAGCAGCGACAGACGTTGTGATCGTCACCTCGCGCCGTGGCGCCATGGTGTCGTCGCCGATGGCGCCGTCGAGCGACGCGGCCACGTACGTGTGCGTCGCCAGCAAGGTCGCCTTTGCGACAAGAATCGAATCGGTGTCGGCGCTGTAGGATGGCGCCTTGGTGTCGTCGTCGCCCGCGTCCACCCAGTCTGGATGCCGCTCGCGCTCGAGTGCCCAGCGCGCGACCTTGGCGACAGCGTTGCCGAACGGCAGACGCGGCTTGGTCTTCTCCAGCGTGTCGCTGGGATAGATCCAAATGACTCGGATGCTGGCGTGGTCCGTGTCGAACCCGTCGCCATCGCGATCGAAGTCGCCCTTGGTTCGATAGACGAACAGGGCTGGGAGCGTGCTGTCAGAGAACGCGCGCTTGACCGGGTCCTGCACGAGTACCGTGCGAACCGGAAGCTCGAAAGACGCACCCGCCGGACGCGGCCGAAGCGCGGCCCACGCGGCGCCAATCTTGTCGTTCAGGGCGGCTTGGAGAAAGGCGCCGAGCTTGGCAAGCGCTGGATCGCCGACGGGGTCGTCGGTCGTCGGGACCGGGATCTCGATGCCGCCGAACGTGTCAGCCATTGAACTTGTCGCACGCCGCCTCGACGTGATGCTCCGTCGAGGAGTTCAGGTTGGACTGCGCGGCGCGCTCGACCGTCTCCATGTACGGGTTCGCCTTGGTGCCTGGATGCTGCACGCGCTTACGAAGCAGAACAGAGCCGCCCACCGTGAAGCGCAGCGCCTTGCCGAGTGCGGTGATCTCGTGTGGCTTGCTGCCCTTCGAGACAACCTCGGCATGTGGTGCAGTCGCCTCGACAACAGCCTCGGCCGTGCCGCCCGCGAACGTCAAGTAGCGCCCCTCGATGCTCTCGGCCAACGCACCCGATACGCGCGGCGCTACCTGTCGAGCGACAAGCTCACCCGCGCGATGCGCGTCGATCACGGACAGAGCGCACGCTCGGTCGATGTCGCGCTCGAGCGCCTCGGCCTTCGCCAGCACGTCCGACACGTCCACGTCGATCTGAATCATCGACGCCTCCTATGTCTGTTGCTGTTGCTGACCCATCCACCACGTAGCGATCCACGCTGGGGTCATGCCCGCGCGTCGCGGCTGCGACCACTCATCGGCGCGCGTTGCGATGGCCTGCCGCTCTCGCTCTTCGTTCGCCGCGAGCCACTTGCGAACCTCGAACAACGCACGGTTGCCCAAGTGTCGCAGTTCACACTCTTTGCGCCAGTGCAGCTCACCAAGCCACGCGTCCGCCACGGTGTCCGCGACGAGCGCGTCCACAACAGCGTCGGATGCGTTGGCTGCCAGCGCGGGCACCAGCACCTCGGCCGCGTGCCGAAGCGGACTGATCCGAAGGCTCAGAAATCACCCATGCTGCACGGCCCGCCGAACACCAGATCGGGAGCCTCGATGAGGCCGCTCCCGCTGGTAGCGCCGGGGGTCATGAGTGTCCCGCCCTCGTTCGCAGCGGGCTCCGGAGAGCCCACGACGTCCAGGCGGATCTTCCCGGTCCGAACGTCGGCGAGCTCCTGTCGAAGCATCGCCTCCATCTCAGCCCAGTCGCGCCGCACGTACTCGGGGTGGCGCTTGGCGAGTTCGACGACGGCCTTGTCTAGCGACAGACGCACGACTTGGTTGGGCGGCGCATCGCGCACCGCATCCAGGTCGTAGATGCCGCGAAGGTAGCCCTCGACGTAGCTGTCGCAGTCGGCCTGGAGACGCGCGAGCGGACCAGATGAGACGGTTCCGACGTTCGCGTCATCGAGAAACGAGAGCGTCGCTTCCGCGCCGATCCGGTCCTCGAGATCCGACTGCGTCCAATACGGCAGTGCCATCAGTCCTCGATCGGAACGGCGAGGTGTGTGAGCCCAAGCAAGACGATCTGCTCAGCCGTGAAGGGCAGCGCCTCGCCAGTCAGGTAGGTCCCGGAGTCGTGTTGAACGGACCCGTGGCCGACCTTGAACCGTGGCACGCTGGGGCGCTTGGACGGCGCGTTCTCGATTGCGACGGTTGGTACGTCGTCCGCCTGAGCGGACGCGTTCTCGGGCTCGCTGGACACGTCCGCCGCCTTGGGCTCGATGGCCTTCGGCGGCGGGCTGAATCGGTTGTGCCGACTCACGCGACCCCTTACGAGATCGCGTTGTAGATGAGGTAGCCGGAGTCGGCGGCGCAGATCTTGTGCTGCTCGCTCACGGCCACCTGCGCGAAGTACGCGCCCTTCGCGCCCTTCGACGCATCGAACCACTGGCGCGTCGTCGGATCGTTCTTCATCCGCACCGTGTACCCGAAGGACGCGTTGCGGATCGTCGGCCGCTTGGCGACGCGGACGATGCCGAAGTGCTTGCCCCAGATCCGGCTGTACGAGGCCGTCGACTGGCCGATGTTGGCCGTGTCGTACCGCGCCGCGCCGACGAGGATGCGGGCGAGACCGAGCTCCTGCGCCAGCCGGTCCATCTTCGTGAGCCCCGGCATGGTGCCCTTGAAGAGGTCCAGCGTGGACTGGTGCCGCGCGAGGACGTTCCACACGTCGAGCGAGCAGAACCCGACGAACTCACCCGGGCCGAAGCCCGACCAGCACGCGGCGAGCGCGTCCTGGAGGTTCTTGATCGGGTTGCCGCCGGACGCGTCGTTCCACTGGTTCGCGCCGCTGAGCGTGGTCGTGTTCGACGCGCTGTAGTTCGCCGTGGTCGTGAGCACCGTCGCGATGCGGATCTCACGCTTCAGCGCCAGGCCCTCGTTGACGGACTCGACGATGTCGACCATCTCGTCGAAGACGTTGTCCTCGTTCTCCACGGTCGTGTGCGGCACGTGGTTCTTGAGGGCGTAGTCGACGACCGAGTAGTTGTCGCTGCCGCGCGTCTCGTTGAGCTCGTTCGCGTCCGAACGACTCGCCATCGCGTCGTCGGGGACGTTCGTGCGATCCCGCTTGTTGTACGTCGGGAACGCGTCGCTCCGGTGCATCACGGGGACGACCGGCATGAGCTGCTCGCCGATGTACTCGTCGTTCTTGTACTGAACCGAGAGGTTCGACATGAACACGTTCGAGTGCACCTGCCCCGGCGCGACGCTTCGGATCTCGCGACCCTCCGCGCGCCGATGCTCGGCGAACTTGGGATCCGTCGCCATCTGGTGGCGAAGCTCCGCCATCCAGTTCTGGTAACGGCGCCCCTGTGGCGTGCGCTGCTCGCGCACGAGGTCCTGATCGGAGATACCCATCGACCCATCGGCCATGGCTGTGCTCGCTTTCTTGTGGGCCCAGCGCTCCGCGAGGAGCCGTCAGGGCGAATGGGGAGAGGTTGTGTGGCCAGGCCTTGCGCCTGACCGAAGTTGGTTCAGGCAGCGCCGGACGCGAAGCGACCGACCATCAGGCCGACGAAGTCGCCAGCCACACCGGTCTCCATGAAGACCCCGGCGATGTACTTGACGGTGGTGCCACCGCCGAGCGTCTGGTTGGTGAAGCCGTCCGCGGTCTGGATGGCGTGCTCACCGTGGGTGGCGCCACCCGTGCCGACCTTGACCGGCACGATGGGACCGAACATGGCGACGTCGACCGCTTCACCAGCCGTCGAAGACGAGCTGAGTGCGATGCCGACGCCCTTGCCGTTGGCGCCGCCGTTCACGATCTCGGACGCCAGGGTGCCGAGCGCGACGGGGTAGCCCTTGGTGATGGTCGCCCCGGACTGGACGAGGAACGTGTGGATGCAGGCGCGCGAAGAGTTGTCGAGCGGACGAGTGCCCATGAGAGCCTCCGAGAGGTGGATTGGATGGTTGGGCCCGCGCCCCTCTCGGAGCCGTCAGGCGAAATGGGAATGGCGGGCTCGGTGGAGCCCGATGCGGTCAGCCCTTCGAGGCGACCTTCGCGTTGAGCGCGTCGAGTTCGGCCTGCGCGCTGGCGCGCGTGTCGACGGCCGGCGGCGGCGTGCCGTTGGGCGCCTCGCTGATGACCGTGGTGCCGTGCGGCATGTCCGAGCGCTTGTCGACCATCTTGTCGAACAGCGGCTTGTTCGTGCTGCGAAGCTCGACGAACTCGGCCTCTTCCGCCGGGGTGATCTTCTTGCCGACGAGCGAGCGCACCTCGAGCGCGTTGACCTGCGCCTCGGCGTCGTCGGCGCGCTTCTTCTCGCTGACGACGAGCTTGTCCGCGGCATCGGCGCGCTGAACTGCCGCGTCGCGCTCGGACGTGATGGAGGCGAGTCGCTGGGTCGTCGCGTCCCGCTCCTCGATCACCTTTTTCGAGGCGGTCTCGAGTTCGGTGGCACGGGCCGCGAGCTCGGCGTTGCGAGCCTGGAGCGACTTGATCTCGTCGTCGGTGAGAAGAGCCATGACGGGTTCCTTCTCTGCGCTGAGCGCAGCAGTCGGGGAGGTGTTCGAGTTCGGACTCGGCACCGCGCCGGACCGGGTAGTCGACGGCGCCATGGCGCGCGTCCGAAGCTGAGAGAGACAGTCGCCGTTGGCCGGCGTGGGCGTGATCGACAACTCGATGAGTTCGAGGCCGAAGAGGACAACGACCTCGACGCCGTCGCGCTCCTCGATGCGATACGACTTGAAGTCGAAACCGACCGAGATGCCGCGCAGCGTCTTCTCGAGGACGAGCTTCCAAACGTCGCGCGCGAGCGCCGTGACGTCGGAGAACCAGATGGTTGCGACGAGCTGCCGACCGGCGCCTGCGCCCTCGACTTCGATCGCGCGAGCCTGGCCGATGGGGAGTTCGCGGCTGTCGTGCGAATAGAGGACGACCGGGTTCGCGGAGAACCGCGTCAGATCCCAATCCTGTTCCAGGATGGTCCCGTACGAGTCGACGCTCTCCGTCGAGCAGATGAAGTCGACCTCGCGAGCGCCTTCGCGGATGGCGCGAATCGCCATCATGCGAGACGTCGGCCCCGTCGACGGCGGCAGCGCGGCCTGGGCGTCGCGGGCCTTGAGAAGCTGCTTGAGCTCCTCGAAGGAGCCGGAGCCGTCAGCCATTACGCCGCCTCTTCTTCCTTGTCAGATCCGACGTCGTTGACGGGTTCCTGGTCGAGTTCGCTCGTGTCGACATCGACCCAGTCGCCGACGAGTTCGTCGTCTT